CTTGTGCCTTTGACGGTTCAAACACTTGGTATAACGATAACAGAATCAATCATGAAAGAGCCTACGCAGATAACGTAATAGCATGGCAAGAAAACCCCGAACCATACAAGCCAGAGAAAGGTGGTGAGTGAATGGACGACTTAATCAGCAAACAAAAGGTTCTTAACACGCTTGACTTTGCGGACAACGCACTTGACGAGGAAAGAACAGTTGAGAACTACAAGGAACTGTTGACGGAATGTATTAAGGTGTTATCGAGCGATTCGGAATATCCGAACAAGTGCGATGACTTAATCAGCAGACAGGCGGTTATGGAGTGCTTTAAAAAGTGGCGTCCTTATATGGCTACAAGGCTTTGTGAGTTTGAAAAAGAATTAACCGCTATTCCGTCCGTAGAGAACAAGGGAGAGTGGATTCCTGTTTCCGAGAGGTTGCCAGAAAATAACAAGAATGTGTTGGCAACGGACGGATTAGATGTTTTCATAGCGTGGCATAATCCCGAAAAGGAAAAGTGGTACAGTTTTGATGAACTATTCGATGAACAATATCCGATTCTTGCGTGGCAACTTTTACCAGAACCATGGGAGGGGGAAAAGGAAAATGGGTGACTGGAGCGACAATCTGGAATATGAGCAAAGAGAATACTACGGACATTTTTATGATCCCGACAGGGAAGAAGAAACCGAAGAAGAGAACGGAGACTTAATCAGCAGAAAATCATTGCTTAACAAGATAGACGCTTATGTCGTTGGTTCACAGGATAAAGAGTTTATCTGCAAACTGATAAAGGAAATTCCGCCCGTAGAGAACAAGGGAGAGTGGATTTCTGTTACAGAAAAACTTCCCAAAGACCATGAAGAAGTATTGATTTATCTATCCTCAAGCCGAATAACAATAGGCTTATACAATAGCCACGTATTACCTCTTGCTCCATATAAACCGATTGGATGGGGAGTTAATGCACAGACAGCGGTACATAATTTTTGTAGTGATGATGTGGTTGCATGGATGCCTTTACCAAGTCCGTGGAAAGGAGAATGAATGGAACTACTTGAAATAATCCTAATCGCATTAGCCTGTCCGTTAGCATTACCACTTGTGACGGAAGAAAGTGAGAACAAGGAATGACAAAACTATTTTTGAGTTTAGAAGATGCCGTTTTAGTGGCTACAAGAGAGTTTAATATTGACCCACAGTTAGCAAGGCAAGAGTTTGAGCAAAAATGCTACGCCACAGACAAAGCATATGAGATTGGCTATCATCACGGACTTTACGATGCGATAGAAGCAATCAAGGACAAACACAGGAAAGAGAGGATAAATGAGAATACATAACGACCAATCAAAGTTTGGACGCATCCCAGACCCACCCGAACCGCCTTCTGATGAATGGTTTGAGGAGCATTGCCCGAGATGCAAGCATAACCATGAGTGGGAAGAGAACGGCAAGATATACGCTGAATGTACGCAAGGGGGATGCACAGGGTTTGTTGAGAGAGAGGATGAAAGGAGATAAGAAATGAAATTATCAGTCATTGTACCGTGTTATAACTCGGGAAAGTACCTCGACAGACTTCTCAGGTCAATTTACAAGCAGAAATACGACTGCGAGGTAATTCTTGCCGATGATCATTCCACGGAACCATATGACGATGTAGTTGACAGATGGAAAGATAAGCTGCGAATTGTAAGGACCCAAACTGAATACAACTGCTGCCCCGGCAATACGAGACAAGCCGGATATGATGCTTCCAGTGGTGAATGGGTAACATTTGCAGACCATGATGATGCGTTTTATCCCGGAGCATTCCAAAAAGTGTTCAGTGAAGCTAAAAAACACGACCTCGAAGTTATCCACACAGATTTTGACGAAGTAGATCCGAAAACAGAGAAGCCTTTGCGGAGTCACCACAACGCTGCAGGATGGACTCACGGAAAGTTCTTCAAGCGGTCTTTCTGGGAAAGGCATCATCTGAGATACAAAAAGGATCTGTTAAGCCACGAAGATATTTATATGAGTTCATTGGTATCGTGCTGCCTTGCACTGGATGACAAACAGTTTCTTTATATCCCAGTCAAAACATATATGTGGACAGCTCATCCTGAATCGGTATCGAGATCAGAGCAAGGCCTATTCATTGAACATCACTTTGAGGAATATCTTGAGTCCAGTGGGTATGTATTCACGGAATTTTATAAAAATCACCCTGCTCTATCGGATTTCACAAAAGAAAAAGCCCTTGCCGTGATCCTGGTTGCATACTTCTACCACATGGGAATCATCTTCAGGAATGCCCGGAAAGGAGTTAATCCTGACATAGCGGTATATGTGACCAAGTACATTCAGGAAGTGAAAAGCCTTTACGGAATGACCAACGATGATATCTTGGAATATTCTGCTGGCAATGAAGGAAAATTTTATTGGTCCTGCATGATATCCGCTGAGATAGCCACTGGCCCATATATCCCGATGATGACACTTCAACAGTATTTAAGTCTTGTAGGAGGTGAAGAATGACCGCTAAAGAATATCTTAATCAGATCCATAAACTTGAGAGGTCGGCTCTTCGCATTGCAGAACAGATTGAATATCTTGAATCAAAGTTCGGGTATCATCCACTGCAGCTTGATGATTCAGGCGGAAGTCACGGAACACCTGATGAAGATATAATGGCTGACATTCTCGGAGAAGTCACAGAGTTGGAAGTTGAACTTAAACGGAAGATGCTTGATTATGCCAAACGAAAGAAAGAAGCCATTGAACTGATAGAGCAGATCCCGAAGGAAACATACAAAGATTTGCTTATTAAGCGGTATATTGAAGTGAACCGTGCTCACCCGGATCGGCTTAAATCCTTCGAGATGATATCTGTTGAAATGGGTTACTCTTTTAACTCCATGAAAAAGATGCACTCCCGGGCTTTGAAAGAATTTGACAGAATATATAAAGTGTCTACCCAAAGTCACCAAAAAAAGGTTTAATATGATAGTGTGCAAATCTGAAGAGTAAATCATTTGGAACCCTCACTAAGAAAAGGGCATCGCAAGAGCGGTGCTCTTTTTATATGTTCATATGGCTGAAAAGAAAACTACAACCAAACGAAGAATAGACCGGCAGGGGTCGTTTAATACGGAGTTCTTGAAGAACAAGAAGAAAATATTGGCCACCCAGTCCGTATGTGCCATATGTGGCAAGCCCATCGACATGACCCTAAAAGGCAGTGATCCAATGGGCCCGACAGTTGACCACATAGTTCCCATCGACAAAGGCGGTCATCCCTCGGACATAAGCAATTTGCAATTAGCCCACCGGGTATGCAACCTGAAGAAGTCCAACAAGTTGCCTTCAGGCACTTCTGGAACTGCAAAAGCAAATTTAACAGTCCCCAACAACCTATTACCACAGGAGACGGATTGGTCATTGTATCGGGCCAAGCCATAGGGGGTGTACCACCCTCCCCCGGGGCTCGATTTACCTTCCCCGCCGTCCTGCTAAAATTTTTCCCAAAATTGTGGATAACTTCCCGTAAGCAAGAAAAGGAATCAAAGAAATGGCTGAACTGTTAGGCATCGAATACCTGAGAAAGAAACTGAATAAGGTGCGCAAGCGTGTACTTACAAGGTATGCGTATTATGACATGAAAAAGGCTGTGGAAGGGTATCAGCTTGTCATTCCGAATAAGTTTAAATACCTTGCGACCATATTAGGCTGGTGTGGAACAGCAACGGACTCGATGGCTGACAGGTTGGTTTTTCATGGGTTCAGGAATGATAGTTTTGACCTGAATGAGATATTCTCCATGAATAACCCTGATATAATGTCAGATTCCGCAATCCTTGCAGCTTGCATCGGATCTTGCAGCTTTATTTATATCTCCCCCGATTCCAACGGATATCCGAGGCTGCAGGTGATTGACGGATCTAATGCCACAGGAGCTTTAGATCCTATTACGAATCTGCTTACGGAAGGTTATGCAGTGCTTGAGAGGGACCCGAACAGCCAGAAGCCGACACTCGAAGCGTATTTCCTTCCTGGCACGACAACTTTTTACCGTGATAAGGAAGTTGTTAGGATTATGGAGCGGCCTAATGTACCTTATCCTCTGCTTGTGCCTATCATCTATCGTCCTGATGCGACAAGGCCTTTCGGTCATAGTAGGATATCCAGGGCGTGCATGGCAATCCAGCAGGAAGCAATGAGAACTCTTCAGCGTTCAGAAGTAAGTGCGGAGTTTTATTCATTCCCACAGAGGTATGTAATAGGACTCTCACCCGAAACTGAATTAGATTCATATAAAGCAACAATATCGTCTTATCTGTCGTTCACGGAAGCTGATGACGGAACCAAGCCTGCACTTGGACAGTTTGCTCAAATGTCAATGCAGCCGTTCACGGATCAGATAAGAATGCTTGCAAGTTTGTTTGCGGGCGAGACTGGATTAACATTGGATGACCTCGGCTTTGTAGCCGATAACCCATCAAGCGTGGAAGCTATCAAGGCATCACATGAGAGATTGAGGCTGACCGCACGGAAAGCTCAAAGAACGTTTGGAAGCGGATTCCTTAATGCCGGATATCTTGCCGCTTGTCTGAGGGATGATTTCAATTATGAACGGCTCGCCCTCTATCAAGAAAAGCCTGTTTGGGGTCCTCTGTTCGAGCCTGATATATCAGCACTCGGAATGATAGGCGATGCGATACTCAAACTTAATCAGGCTGTTCCGGGCATGATAGATGACAATGTTATATACGACCTCACAGGAATAGAGAATGAGTGATATAGTTCCCGAGCTTGAAACAATTTTATCCGAAACCTTTGCAAATCTGTGTATGACGGACAGTAAGCTGAAAAGACTGCAGAGGACTATGACCGCAGAGGGTGCATCACTTTATGCGGCACGGCTCGGAGAACTTGCTGGGAAGGCTATACAGTCGACTTTGACGGAAGATGTGCTTCCTGACGGAAGATTATATTACAACATAGTCGAGCGGCTTGTAATGCCGATGATGGAACGGAACTTCGGGACTATAACCGAACAGTCAACTATCGTTCAGCAGGTCCTTGATGAAGCGGATGGAATCGGAATCAAGCCGATCGCTCCGAAATTCAATGCCGAAAGGTTTGAAAACATTATCGGAGCGGCATCTTCAGACCAGTTGACATACGCAGAGGGGATTAAATTCCTCGGAGAACCCATAGTAAACGCTTCGCAGTGCATTTATGACGATTTTATTGATGAAAATGCCAGATTTCGTCAAAATGCGGGTTTAAAATGTACGATTATCCGCATTCCTGAGTCGGGATGCTGCGAGTGGTGCCGTGATATGTCGGGTTCATTTGAATACGGAACCGAACCGAAGGATATTTACCGCAGACACGACCGCTGCCGTTGCACAGTTACCTTTAAGAGTGAAAAGTACAGTCAGAATGTATGGACTCGCAGAACTTGGACAGGTGAAGATAAGATTGCAGAACGTGAGACAGTTGGTCGGGAGCTTGTCGGAAGGCTCACAAGTGCTGAACGCAGGGCAAGACGTATAGAACTGAACGAAAGGGTACGGAGTGGACAGGGAAGATAACCAAAACCCAACAAAAGAACTGACACTTGAATATAAGAACTCATACGGCGAAGAAGCCTGCGGTCTTTATGCGGAAACTGGTCGAGAGGTTCAGGAGTGGCAGAAACGGCTTGTTGATAAGATATTAGCTGTCAACGATGAGGGGCTATGGGTTCATACAAAATTTGGTTATTCCGTGCCAAGGCGAAATGGCAAAAACGAAGTAATTGCTATTCGTGAGATATATGGCCTTGAACACGCTGAACACATCCTACATACGGCACATAGAACTTCTACATCTTCTGCAGCGTTTAACAGGCTTATAAAGCTGATGAAACTCGCAGGATATACCGAGAGATTAAGACGAAGTAAAGAACCGCTCGGAGAAATGGAGTTCCTGGTCAACCGTACACATGGGTTTGAATCAATTGAACTTTACAACGAAGGGCACATATCCTTCAGGACAAGGACAGACTCTGGCGGACTCGGTGAGGGCTTCGACCTTCTGATCATAGATGAGGCCCAAGAGTATACAGACTCACAGGCTACGGCTTTAAAATACACGGTATCTGACTCGAAGAATCCACAGACAATATTCTGTGGGACTCCACCGACAGCAGTTTCGGGCGGAACAGTCTTTGTTAAGATGCGAGACAAGGCCCTTGCCGGAGAAAGTGAAAACACAGGCTGGGCTGAATGGTCAGTGGTTGAAATGACCGATGTGCATGACCGTGAAGCATGGTACCGAATGAATCCGAGCTTTGGGACCATCATAAGCGAGAGGTCAATTGCTGATGAAGTCGGAGATGATGACCTTGATTTCAACATCCAGCGACTCGGCTATTGGATCCGATACAACCTTAAGTCGGTAATAAGTGAGAAGCAGTGGAAAGAACTCACGCTGGAAAAGCCACCTGAAGCCGTTGGCAAGATTCATGTCGGAATAAAATACGGCAAGGACGGCCACAACGTATCAATGAGCATTGCCGTCAAGTGTAAAGATGGCAGAGATTTTGTATCAGGCATCGGATGTCAGAACTTCCGAAACGGATCCGATTGGATTATCAATTGGCTTGCAAAAGCAGACCCGGCAAGAGTGGTCGTTGACGGAATGAATGGTCAGCAACTACTCACCAAGGCTATGGCAGAAGCAAGGCTGAAAAAACCTATCCTTCCGACTGTTAAGGAAATTATAACGGCGAATGCGATGTTTGAGCAGATGCTCATTAACAAAGAAATCTGTCACAGAGACCAGCCAGCACTTACTCAGTCAGTGAGCAACTGTGATCATAGAGCCATTGGTTCAAACGGCGGATTTGGTTATAAATCCATCAAAGATTCCGTTGATGTATCACTCATGGAGTCAATGATCCTTGCTCTTTGGTCTTTGGAGACACAAAAAGCCGTAAGGCAACAGGTAAATTATTAAGGCATCCGAAAGGGTGCTTTTTTAATACAAAAATTTACGCAACTGTGCGGAAAAACAGGGAGGACACAAAATGGACGAAAATAATTTTGAACCAATCACGACTCAGGAGGACTTTACAGCACGAATCGAACCTATCATCAAGGACCGAGTGGCAAGAGCACAGGAGACTGCATCAAAGAAGTATGCGGATTATGATTCTCTGAAGGCAAAAGTCACGGAACTCACCAAGGTGAACGAGGAACTTGCAGAACAGGTGAAATCTGTAGCTGAGAAGGACACCGAAATTGAAGCACTCAAACTTCAGAATGCAAAATACGAGACGGACTCGGCAAAAACCCGAATTGCATTAGAGAAGAAAATCCCCACGGAATACTGGAAGTATATTACAGGTTCCAACGAAGAAGAGATTACTGCTTCGGCTGACGGAGTGCTTAAGGATTGGGGAACAAAACAGAACGCAGACATCCCACTTGCATCGGCAGAAACTAAATCTGCAGATGACAAGAAGGAACTTATGAGAGAGACCCTTAGAGGTCTTAATTTAGGAGGTTAATTATTATGGCAGACGCAAACACTGTAAAAGCAGGTAGCCTTTTCGATCCTGAACTCGTTAAAGAAATGTTTTCCAAGGTTGGCGGACATTCATCTGTTGCCAAGCTTGCAAATCAGGTTCCCGTTGCATTTTCCGGCAACGAGTACATGACCTTCTCACTCGACAACGAGATTTCCATCGTTGGTGAGTCTGGTGCAAAGCCTGCAGGCGGCGCAACTATTAGTCCTGTTACCGTAAAGCCCCTCAAGGTTGTTTATCAGGCAAGAATTACCGATGAGTTCATTAAGTGCTCTGAGGAGAAGCAGCTTTCTTACCTTGAGACTTTCGCAGAGGGATTTGCAAAGAAGATTGCTCGTGGCCTTGATATCATGGTATTCCACGGACTTAATCCTGCAACTTCTTCCGCATCAGCAGCAATCGGAACCAACAGCTTCGATACCTGCACTGCAGTATCAACCGTAGCATTCTCCACTGCTGATTATGAAGCACTGATCACCGGCGGCGTAAATGCACTTGCATCTCAGTATGACTGCAATGGTATTGCAATCAGCAAGTCTTATGCTGCAGATCTCGCTGGAATCACCCTCAATGGCGGACAGAGACCTTACGAAGCATTCATGTGGGGCGGAAATCCTGGTGCAATCAGAGGAATTGCTTGTGATGTCAACGACACTGTTGCCGTCAGTGCAAGCACCGCAGTATCTAATTACTGCTACCTCGGTGACTTCCAGAACGCATTCAAGTGGGGCTATGCAGAGCAGATTCCTCTTGAGGTTATCCAGTATGGTAATCCTGATGGTGGAGCCCTTGATCTTAAGCAGGCTAACGAGGTTCTTCTCCGCACCGAAGCATATGTCGGATGGGGAATCCTTGACGGCTCCGCATTCAGCCGCATAGTTAAGGCTTGATGGCAATATTCACAAATACCCTCTCCGGGATAACGACCGAACTTCCCGATGATTTCAGCGGTACGAACTGGGTAAAGGTGGCGGCATCCAAACCCAAGAAAACGACCGCTGAAACCGAAGAGGTTGAGACCCCGAAAAAGAGGGCGAAGAAGAAAGAGGATTGAACATGGGTGCAGTATACGCTACCACACAGGAATTAGCAGCATATTGGAGACCACTTACTACGGAAGAAATCAGCAGAGCAGATGTTTTGCTTGAGAAGGTTTCTGCAGAAATGCGAATCATGGCAAGTGGTATAGGGCATGACCTTGACGCCGAGATCAGTGAGAATGATGACCTTGCTGCTATGGCAAATACAGTATGTATGGACACGGTAGCACGCATCCTTAATCAGTCTACTACTGATGAAGCAATGAGCCAGTATTCACAGTCTGCTATGGGATATACCGTATCAGGAACTTATTTGGTTCCCGGTGGCGGTTCTCTCGTACTGAAGAGAGACTTTAAGCGGCTTGGACTGTCTCGCCCACAGCTTCAGATACTGGAGGTGTTCGATGTCGAAACTGAAAGGCATTAAGGTTGTATTACACCTCAAAACACAGAATGGAGTGGATGGCTTCAATCGCCCGATATACATTGACACAACTAAAGAAGTGGACAATGTGCTTATCGGTGAACCGAGTACGGATGACATCACGAACGAATTAAACCTTACTGGAAAAAAATTAGCGTACACTCTTGGGATTCCCAAGGGTGACACTAATGTATGGACCGATACAGTGGTTGAGTTCTTCGGCGAGAAATTCAGGACTTTCGGAGAGCCGACACAGGGCATTGAAGCAATGATCCCTCTTGAATGGAACAAAAAGGTCAAGGTTGAACGCTATGGCTAAAGTTAAAGTTGTACTGAATCGGTCAGAGATACGGAAGCAGATACTCAATGGAGATTCCACAATGCAATACCTCACGGAACTTGCAGAGGGCATTCAGGGCAGATGCGGAGACGGCTACGAAGTGTCATCCCAGAAGGGAAAAACACGTTGTAATGCCAGGATATCAACCGAAAATTACAGAGCTATGCGTGATAACTACAAGAACAACACATTGTTAAAGGCGATGAAATGATAGAAAAAACTGTACTTGATTGCTTAAAAGCAAACGATTTAACAGCATACATGGAAGTGCCGGAAACGTTCCCTACGGGGGATTTTTGCGTTGTTGAAAAGACCGGGAGTTCCTATAACAACAAAATATTTTCTGCCACTATCGCAATTCAAAGTTATTCTGATTCTCTTTACGGAGCTTCACAGTTAAATGAAGCGGTTAAAGGAATCATGTTGGATAACCTTCTTGAAGAAGATGAAATCGGTAGTGTTGACCTGAACAGTGATTATAACTACACCGATTCGGAAACGAAGAGATATCGCTATCAGGCCGTATACGACATCACTCATTATTGAGGAAGGAGTTAAAAAATGGCAAATACCGCAGCAAATGTCAGTGTCGGAAAACCTGCCGTTGCGGGTTCGATATATGTCGCACCCCTCGGGACCACACTTCCGACCGACACCTCAACCGCACTTGATGTTGCCTTTAAATCACTCGGTTTTGTATCTGAAGATGGAGTTACCAACTCCAACAGCATGGAAACCGATGATATTAAGGAGTGGGGCGGAGCAACTGTTCTTCCGCTTCAGACAAGCAAGGACGATACATTCCAGTTCACTCTTATCGAGGCTCTGAATGTGGATGTCCTTAAGACTGTTTACGGAGCTTCAAACGTAACCGGCACGCTTGCAGCTGGACTTACAATCAAAGCCAACGCTGCTGATCCTGTTCAGTATGAATGGGTTATCGAGATGGTGCTTCGTGGCGGAGTTGCAAAGAGAATTGTTATTCCTGCAGCATCTATTACCGAGCTCGGAGACATTGCATACACCACAAGTGATGCAATTGGCTATGAAGTCACACTTACTGCAACTGCTGACAGTGCAGGAAATACTCATTATGAGTATCTCAAGTCAGCTTAAATGTTAAAAAGGGGAAAATCGCATGAAGGAAATTACATTAGATAGCGGATTCGTCTGCCAGATAGACGAAGCGGCATTGGATGATCAGGAACTGCTCGATGATCTCATCGGGTTAGATCAGAACCCTGTACGGTATTCTTCCGTGCTGGTAAGGCTTTTCGGAGAAGAGCAGAAGAAGGCTTTATATGAGCATCTTCGCAATAAAGAAACGGGCAGAGTTCCCGCTACACTTGTTGCAAAGACGGTCGGAGAGGTCTTTTCTAAACTCAATGGAAAAGCAAAAAACTGATAATCCTCGCCGGGCTTATCCGTTATGATGAAGATTCTTTAATCTGCGATTTTGCCGAAACCTACGGAATCTATGACTATCGGTCGCTGTCACCAACCATGGCGGCGACCCTTGCCGTAGGGTTAAGAAACGATTCACGGATAAAAATGAAGATTCAGGAGCGGTCTTATTCGTCTGAAATCCTTTTATTGGCTTCAGCGATAGACCGTTTATCTATTTTAATATGGCAGAACACCAAAGACGGGCAGAAGGGCATTAACAAGCCTGAAATGCTCGTTGAAAAGCTGACGAAGAAAGATAAACCGAAAGAAATCGTGTCTTTCAAGTCAGGCGAGGATTTCTTGAAAGAATGGGAGCGCATAAATGGCAACTGAAATTGCAAAAGCATATGTGCAGATAATTCCATCGGCGGAAGGCATACAAGGTGGCATCGCAAGTGCTCTCGGAGATGCTGGCATTGATTCGGCTGCAACGGGTGCCGGAACTCGAATTGCATCTTTGATAAAGGGAGCAATTGGAGCTGCAGCCATTGGCACAGTTATCAAAGAGGCCCTGAATGAAGGTGCGGCATTTGAGCAGAACATCGGCGGCATTGAAACTTTGTATAAAGATTCTGCTGACCTGATGAAAGAATATGCGGCACAGGCATTTGAGACTGCAGGACTTTCTGCTAATGCCTACATGGAAACCGCTACGAGCTTTGCCGCAGGACTTGTTAATTCACTTGGCGGAGACACTCAGGCGGCTGCAGAAGCGGCAAACACGGCTATCATTGACATGGCTGATAATGCTAATAAGATGGGCTCTTCGATGGAATCCATTCAGAACGCATATCAGGGATTCGCAAAACAGAACTACACCATGTTGGACAACCTGAAGTTAGGTTATGGCGGAACCAAAACGGAAATGGAACGTTTGCTTGCAGATGCTCAGGCCATCACTGGTGTTGAATATGATATTGAGAACCTGGCGGACGTATATGAAGCAATTCATGTTATCCAGGGCGAATTAGGCATCACAGGAACCACTGCCGAAGAAGCAACAGCGACTTTTTCAGGATCACTTGCATCCATGAAGGCTTCGCTCTCAAACTTTTTGGCGGCTATGGCTACTGGCGGTGATGTTACAAGTGCATTGTCTACGCTGGTCAATACGGCTACCACATTTCTGATGAATAACGCTCTTCCCATGATCATGAACGTGGCACAGGGAGTTGTTGCGGCACTTCCTGAGCTTGTAAATCAGGTAATTGCATTCCTGACGGATCCGGCAGCGATAAACATGATCATTGAAGCAGGTTTTACCTTGCTGACAAGCCTGATTGGAAACCTTCCGGGGATAATCACAACTATTATTCAGGCACTTCCAGATATCATCGTGAATATAGTTGATGCGTTAATCAGCAATATTCCTTTGTTAGTGGATGCAGGCTTTCAACTGTTTGTGGCACTTATAGCAAATCTTCCGCAGATAATCGTTGCGGTTGTAGCGGCTATTCCGCAGATAATCAATGGTATTCTCAATTCACTCAAAAATGCGATGCCGAAGATTGCTGAAGCAGGTTTTAATCTTATTGTTTCGCTGGTTGATAAACTCAGCGAGATTGATGCGAAGATTAAAGATGCCATCAAGCAGTTGATAGACAACCTTCTGGGTAAGATAGCCGATACCAAGGATGCAATGGTTGATGCAGGAAAGAATCTTTTGTTTGGAATAGGCGAAGGCATTACGAATGCCATATCTTCTGTTGTCGCAAAGGCAAAAGATGCGGCTGCTTCCATTGTTGACGGAATCAAGTCATTCCTGCAAATCGGATCACCTTCAAGGCTCCTTGCCAATGAAGTAGGCCAGTGGATTCCTGCTGGAATTGCTGAAGGTATAACCGAAAATTCGGATTTGGTTACAGATGCGATGAACGATGTCACGATGTCAGGAATCGGATCGAGTATTGAACCGATGATGAGTAATGTCGGCCAACTTGCTGGAGCAGGAAATATCACAATCCCGGTATACATCGGGCAGGAGAAGATTGACACAATCATAATCACTGCACAGCAGAGACAAGCATTGGTAAGCGGGGGAAGATAAATGGCACAGAAACTTAAACTGAAATTCGATACCGAATATTTCCCTTTAACAAAGGGAAGTTATTCTTTCACACCGCAGAACAAAGAGACTATTAACGAAACAGAAGCCGGAACCCTTATCCGTGATATAAAACGCTTGGGGGTTCCACATATCTCTGTATCCTCGACCGTAAACGATACCTGGTTTCAGAAGCTGTACAACTATTACACTTCGGGATCAGAGATTACGGTTTATCATTTGTCTCCCGCTACGCTTGTGGAGGCTTCTTTTAGTGGATTCATTCAGAACTTGACCTATAACGCAATCACAGACAATGGCACCAATGTATATTGGGATGTATCATTTGAGGTCACGGCATACTAATGTATTCAGCATCAGCAGATTTTCTCACAAAAATAAAATCAAATACAAGGGATATCACATGGAACGGTACCATCACAACAACTGGTGGTGCCGTTTATACGTTTGATGATGAGAATATTATCAACAGCGGTTCGATTACCAGGATGATATCGCAGCAGAGTTTGAGGATAGGAACAGTTTATGCTGCTTCGCTGTCTATAGAACTAATTCTCCCCGGTGTTTCACGTTACGAACTGTATAACGGAACCATCGAGCTTGAATGTTCTATTGACGGAGCATTAGATGTCATTCCGATGGGCAGCTATACCATCGGAGAAGCTCTTCAGGCATCGGACCATATAACGCTCAAGGCATATGACAATATGCTGTTGTTTGACAGCGTTGGGTTCGTTCCTGCCTCGCACGTTGACATACAGACTCCGTACAATTGGCTTGTGGAAGCGTGTACGGCTTGTGGAGTGGTGTTAGGTAGCACAAGCGCAGAAATATCCGTCATGCCAAATGGCGGTCGTAAAACAGGCTTTGCGGACGTTGTAAGCGATGTTAAGACGTGGAGAGATGTATTAGGGTATCTGACAGCGTACATCGGCGGATTTGCGTTTATTGGTCGTGATGGAAAGCTGTACGTTAAGCAGTACAAGGCGGCGAGTGATGATACTGTTCCGTCATCGTTCAGATATTCGTCTGATTTGTCGGACTTCAGGACAACTTATGACGGACTCTATGCCGTGTTTAAAGAGGGCGGAGTCCAGGAATACGTCAGCAATTCAAATGTAGGCGGATTAGTTCTCGATTTGGGTACTAATCCGTTTTTGCAATTCACAGACCAAAGCAACCGATTAGATGCCCTTCAGGAGATTATTAATAGCTGGAATGGGATTTATTACGTTCCGTTCAATGCTGATATGCCCTTGGTGCCGACATATGATCCCGGTGATGTCCTGACGTTCACGGATAATCAGGCGGCACAGTATGACATTGGAGCTATTACGGAGATAACGTATAACATCAGCGGTACGATGTCGGTTAAATGTTCCGGAGATAACCCGATACTTGCATCGGCTCAAGATAGGTTCAGCAAAACAGTAGCTGGACTCTCCTCTGACTACAACAATGGTCAGGAGATTGGTGGAAAAGGCTTTTGGATGCTCCATACCGAAAACACATCGGCTCTGACGGTCGGCTCGACCAAAACGCAAGTGGCAGAGATTGAGTTTCAGCAGACCGTTGATGTGCAGAAAGTCGGGCTTGTGTTCACTTGCGAGGCATCATTGAGTGCAACGGCTGTGGTGGATATTCTCATAACTGTTGACGATAGCGATGATTATAAATTTGAGTACACGAGTGAAAAAACTCTCAAAGGCAAAAGACCATTTGCAAGGACTTGTGCATTCAGAGTGACAGGCAAAGGAACACACACGGCAAAGGTTTATATGACAATAACTGATAACGCATTGAAGTGGAGCGATTTGGTATAAGTGCAACGATAGCAAAAAATGATTTGAGTTTTTTCATATTCGGGAGTGGGCATGATTACACTCTTGCAAATTCGGGCAAGGGCGAGGTGCGGTGGTTCTCTCATCCTTTCATGGCAAAAGGTGCGAGAGCCTATGCAGGAATGTACTACTTCCAAGTACCGAACGAACAGGGTGAGATGTTCGATGCTGTCAAAGACGATATCGAGCATTGTACGTTCACTCCTGCACTCGGCGATACTTTCGACACCGTGGGCGAACAGGAAATCCGTGTCGATTACTACAGAGAATATCCGCACGATGAGGACACTCTTGTTGTTGAAAAGCACCTTAAACAGACCATCACAGTAGTTGACCATGGAGCGGTCGCATCCTCATATTACAACAACATAATCTATGCTGACGGCTATTGCTATGTAAATCCTGCATCGGACTACGTGTCAAGGAATAACGGATGGTGGCTGTCGGGTTCGTTCAAGAAGATATCATCACTCCCTTGGGGAACGGAAAGCATATCAAATATATCGACCGATATCGAAGATGCGAGCGAGTTGGGATTTGCCGACTTCTCGCAGATGACGACATTCAAGAAACTGTTCTACGGCTGTTCAAAACTGTGGAACATTCAGAACTTTGACCAGATAGATGTGTCGCACATCACCAACATGAGTCAGACATTCTACGGATGTGATTCGCTTGTTGATATCACACCGCTCAAGACTTGGAGAACAAGGAGCGTGACGGACTTTTCGGGATTCCTCGGAGCAACAGGCATCACAAACACGGACGGATTGCAGGGCTTTACTTTCGAGTCTGCATATAGTCTGTATGAGTTCTTCTTCGGTTGCGATTTCCTTGTTGATCTCAAGGGTATCAGCGGATGGAAACTCAAGGGCATCAGCGAAACGGCAAGGATGTTCATGGGCAACGGTAGCCTTAAGGATTTGACACCTCTCAAGGATTGGGATATGTCCACAGTATCAAACGTGGACTCAATGTTCGCGATTGATGGCGGTTCAAAGTGTGGAAAATTAACCACATTGAACGGCTTGCAGAATTGGAATATGTCAAACGTGAGGTTCTTCACCAGAATGTTTGGAGGTCAGACTTGGCTTAACGATATTTCTGCAATATCGGGATGGGATGTATCAAACGGTGTCAACTTTGAACGGATGCTACTCGGTGTCGCTTGCCTTACACTCGGAGCATTGAGCGGTTGGAACATGGCAAGGGCGAATGCGATGACGGATATGTTCTTCCGCTCTTACAAGGTATACTCGGAGAAACTCGGAAAATATGTAGTGATATGGGGCAATGTATACCGCGATTATGCTGACAACGAGTATGTCGAATACGAAGTCACTCCACCAGACCTTGAGAAACTGACACAGGACGCATCAGCGGTCAGCGGATGGAGCGTGTCGAATGGCAGACAGGCGTTTGATACGACCGAGGGATATGCAACATGGATTAACATACCTGCATGGAATTAAGGGGGCAACATGGCAAGTTATACTCCAAATCTAAATCTATACAAGCCCGATGATTCGGACGATTACAAGGATTTCCGTGAGGGCTTTAATGACAACATGGACATCCTCGATCAAGGCGGTGGTGGTGGAAATCAGAACATCGCCACAGACTATGACGACACACAGACATACACCCAAGGCGACTACGTAATACAAGGTGGAGTTCTGTATAAATGTGTCACGGCTGTCACAACACCCGAATCCTTTGACCCTACGAAGTGGACACAAGTGACCGTGGGTAATGAACTTAAGGACAAGATATCGGATGTGTCGTGGTTCGGTAACTTTTCGAATGGCGACATAATGGGGCAACTTTACATTGACAACGGATACTACTTCTTGAGGTCAAGGAAGTACACAGGTGGTGACGGTGTAAACGTGAACCTCATACCGAACGGTGACGGAGAGATAAGCCTTGAATATCTGAAAGTCGTTGACGGAGCGGTGAACCTTGTATTTGATGATGGGAATTGAAAGGGGAAGACATGGCAACAGTTACAAAACCGATAGCACTTGACAGAAGTTTTAACACGACAGAGCAGACAAGCCGAAACATTGCTGATGTTCTTGCGGAAGAACTGTCAGCAATCATCACGGCTCTCGGTGGCTTGAATTTCATCAACTACGAAGTCGTGGAAGAACTTCCGACTACAGGAATATCAACGACTACGATTTACCTCGTACCGAGTGACGATCCGCAGAGTGGGAACACCTACGATGAATATATCAACCTCAATGGCACAGTTAGCGGATGGGAGAAAATCGGCTCGACCGCCATTGACTTGTCGGGGTATTACACGTCAGCCGAAACCGATGCACTTCTGGACGAAAAGGTGGATAAGGATTCGTTTGACGAGCAGACAGCAACCGATGAATTTACAACTATCAATGGTGGTCTTTTATCCTCATGCAAAGTCTCCCTTTCACCTAACCAAGACTTACACGGATATTCAGAGCCGTGGGTAGGGGGAGCGAACGAAAACAAAGCCGATTTTGTTGATGGATATAGTATATCCCCTTCGGGTGAAGTGGTTGAATTTGTCGGGCGTTGTGCGACAGTTAATCCGATAACAATAGAATCAAATACAACGTACTATGTAAAGAGATTTAATACTGCTGATGCGGGCAAGTTTATATATGCGGTTTATAACGGTAGCACACTTGTAAGACGTGTGGCAAACATTGATAACAATTCGGTACTTGATACAAGCGGTGGCGATAAGTTATATGTTTGTGCTTATGACGGTACGATTGCTGAACTCTTACCGATGGTAACAAAAAACACGTTGCCTACGGCTTATTCCCCCTACTCCAACATCTGCCCCATAAGCGGACATACACAGGTTGAGGTTGATGTATCAGACGGACAGACAACACAGGAACAAATAACCGTCAACCTCGGTGGAACATATTACAGTGGAACTCTTGATATGGTAAGTGGGGTGCTGACAGTTGATAAGGCAAAATTAGCAATAAATACATCTACCATTGCAACGATATCCAAGAGTGGACTTACAAGTGCTGATATATTTACATTAGCATTGCCAAGCACTTATAAGTTATCCGCAAATGCAATCCTTTCGCATTATCCGTATATAAACACCGAGAATGTCAACGAAGTCGGCAAAGCATGGTTAGGATCATCAAATACACAGTTAAGAATTGGTTTTTCTGCGTATGGAACTACCACGTTGGAAGATTTCAAAACATGGCTTGATGCAAACAATGTTGAGGGATGTTTTGAACTTGCCACTCCTCAATCCATCCAACTTACTCCACAGCAAGTAAAGGCTCTTGTTAGAGAGAATCATCTCTCCGCTCCACTTGAGGGACAGGAGATTACAGAGAGTAAGTACAAGAAGATGTTCACTTTTGATGATGTCATCGCTTATATTCAATCGCTATAAGCCGACAAAAGGAGACTAAATAGATGTGGTGGTGGAATAGGTAGACACAGCGGAAACAACGACTACGATTCTTGCGGAAGTGGTGGCAAAAATAAGCCATGTTAGGTGCAAATCCTAACCCACATCAAATAAGGAGACTAAATGGCAGACAAAATAATCGTGATATATGACAAGAGTATGCACGGAATAAGTATCGGCAGATATAAAGAGGGCAAGACAAAAGCCGAAACTCTTAAAGTCAATTTTGGAGAACAAGCCGATATAATCTATCGCATCTTAACCGAGCAAGACACCAGAGCAAGTATCAAAGAGAGCAACTAAAGGAGGTAGTCATGCTGTTATCAGATTTTATTGCAAAGTTAAGACTTGCCCATGATGTGCCGAACTATTACAACAATCACTTTCCAAAGAACCTCGGGTATTATGACGGCACGAGATATTCATTTGATTGTTGGAATTTGATTAAAGCCGTTTTAAGTGGTTGGACGGATAACCGAACTGTCGGCTATTACGTCCACACCAATGAGTTAGTCACAGGCGACATTGACGGCTATACGATGTTAAAAAAATGCTCGGGGAGATCAAAAGATTTCTCCAAACTCAAGCAAGTCGGTACATACCTTTACATCTACAAGTCACCACACGCAGGAGTGTACATCGGTGACTTTGAGATAGACGGATATTGGTTCAATGTCGTTGAGTGTACAGGTGCTTGGGAGTCAAAGGTTCAGTACACCTATGTTGACGAAAAGGGTGGCAGATATCTGTACAAGGGTGGTTCAAAGTCACCTTATTCATGGGAAGAATACGGACTTTTACCGTGGGTGGAGTACGATGAAAAGCCGACACCCATTCCCGAACCCGAGCCGATTACTAATGTCGCATTCGGTGTGGATGTGTCAAGGTGGCAAAAGGGATTCAACCTCGGGAACGCAAAAGCCGAGGGATTCACGTATTCCATCATAAAGGCAGGTGGAGCAGACTCGGGATTCTATAAAGACCCCTCGTTTGAGAACTTCTACGCTCAAGCCAAGGCACTCGGGATGAAGATTGGAGCGTATTACTACGGCAATGCTTTTTCCACGGAAGATGCACTCCAAGAAGCGAATTACTTTATCTCATACCTTAAGGGCAAGCAGATAACCCATGTCTACTATGACGTTGAGGGTAGGATGCTGAACCAAGGCTACACCCATTTGACGGACATCATCAACGTGTTCTGCCAGACCATGATAAACAACGGCTATGCTTGCGGTATATACACGAGTGAGAGCCACTTCAACTCTCGATTTGACGATGCAAGGCTTATCATGTTCCCTCATTGGGTCGCAAGGTACTCCAAGACACCGCCAAAACTGAACAGCATCGCTCTTGTGGAGATATGGCAATATGGCGGTTCGGTCAATTACGTAAGAGACCCGAAGATAAAGGGGACAACCGTTGACCAAGATCAGATAAACATTCAATGGGTGGATGAGCCGAAACTGACCGCACAGCCTGTTGAGGTTGCCATCATCGACAAGAAGAACGTTGACCAACTTGCAAACGAGGTGCTCGCTGGCGAATGGGGCTCCGGCTTAATTAGACGTGCCAGACTCACGCTTGCCGGATATGACTACTACACCGTTCAGCAGAGAGTCAATGAGTTGGTCGAGGAGAGAAGTGCCAAGGGCAAAAAGTATGTCGTGGTTAAGGGCGACACCCTGTCAGGCATCGGCAGAAGATTCGGAGTTGATTGGCACAAGATAGCCGAGGATAATGGAATTGAAAAGCCGTACACGATTCAAATTGGTCAGTATCTCTTGATAAATAAGTGAGGGAGAAGAAATGGAGACAATAATTTCATCAATCATCACAGGAGTAGTCGCTCTTGCGACCTGTCTCATCACACAAGGCGTGGCGAACCGCAAGACGACAGCTCTGATTGAGTTCAAATTGGACGAACTGACCAAGAGAGTGGACAAGCACAACAACGTTATCGAGAGAACTTACAAGCTTGAGGAACAGACAGCCTTACAAGACGAAAAAATCCGTGTGGCTAATCACAGAATCGCTGATCTCGAAGGAAAAGTGGAAAGGAGAAAAGATGATGCTAAATAATCGAATTTATGATGTGTTGAAGTACATCGCACAGATTGTACTCCCTGCAATAGCAACCTTGTATTTTGCTCTCTCGCAGATATGGGGTCTGCCTTATGGCGAGGAGATTGTCGGAACAATAACCGCTGTTGATTGTTTCCTTGGGGCTCTTCTGGGAATCAGCAATGTTCAGTACAAGAAGAGCAAAAACGAAGGTCGCTCGGGTGTATAACCCTGACGATATATTCCTGCCTTTCCCCTTTAGCCCTCTCACCCCTTAAAAGGTGAGGGGGTGTTTTTTTATGCCTATTTCGACAGTTATTGAAATGATTATCGGAGTAGGTATAGAAATCAAAACTCATCAAAACTTAATCAAAACTCCAATAGATGTATACGTTCTCACCGTCAACTTCTATGCGGTCAATGAGTGATTTGATAGCGGTTCGGACATCCTCAATGGATCCCTTTTCCAATAGATCGTCAAATGACTTGACCACTCGCTTGGCTTCCTCAGGTGTCACTTTTATATCTTCCGTCACCTGTTCCAATTTGGCTTTTTGAACGTTTATCTCATGAACCTTTTTCTGAATAATATCAAGCGGCATCTCTCCGAGTGTGTATAGGGTCATAATGCGCTCTAATTGTTTGTTTAGTTCATTTATCCGTTTGTCGATGATGTTGGGCTTGTTGGGCGTTTTAGAGCGTTTGGCGGTGGTGAACTTTAACTTCCGTATTTCGCCAAATATCAGCTCGTCAAGTTCTTCCATCCGCCAAGTGTCGTTTTTACAAGTTCCGACACCTGTTTTCGGAGCTCGACTAAAACAGCAGTAGTAGTCATAAGCGTACTTTTTGCCATCATGGATGGATGAGCGGTGGTATTTGATGTATTTGGCTCCGCACCGCTTACAGTAGACCATTCCGCCGAGATACGATGTAGGTCTGCCGCCTGAGCCGTTGTGTTCGGTTGCGAGTCGCCTTTGGTGAACCTTCTGAACATTCAAAAATAAATCATCGTCAATTATCGGTTCATGGGTGCCTTTATACCATTCCGAACCGAACTTTACATATCCGATGTATGTTTTGGACTGTAACAGCCTGCCGATAACGTCAGCGTTCCATTTTCCGTATTTGTGGAACAATCCCTTGGAGTTGTAGTCCTTGGCTATCGCTCGGGATGATTTGCCCCCGGAATAGTCCTCAAACATCTTCCTGATCAGATTCGCCTCGTACTCGTTTGGGATTAGTTCTCCGTGAATGTAATCGTACCCTATCGGAAGCCGCCAAGAGCCTGCATATTTGCCCTGTTTTGCCCGAGCTTCCCTGCCCATGGACATACGTTCCTTTATTTGCTCACGTTCCAATTGAGCAAACACGGCTAATATACCTATCATTGCCCTGCCTAACGGAGTTGATGTGTCAAAGTTTTCCGATATCGACACGAAATCACACCCATTTTGCAGGAATATATCTTCAATGAGCATGAGCGTATCCTTCTGACTTCTCGATAATCTGTCCAATTTATAGACCAGCACTTTTTCAACCTTCCGTGCCTTAACATCATTTATCAGCACAGAAAGAGCAGGGCGGTCGAGCGTTGCTCCCGAATACCCTGCATCGTTGTAAATTTGTGGTTTGTCATAACCAAGAGCTTCACAGTATTTGGTTAGTCTGTCCTGCTGCTCTGCAATAGAGTGACCATGCTCGGCTTGTTCCCTGGATGAAACTCGAACATATATTGCAATCATTTCTCGTCTCCATACATTTGGGCAAGAGTTTTGCCATAGTATTTTGCAAGCCTATGCAGCGTTACAATGTCCGGCAACGATAATCCCTGTTCCCAAGAAGCAACAGCATTTTTACTCTTGCCGACAGCCTTTCCAACTTCTGTTTGTGTGACATCTTTTTCGGTTCTGCACTCAATCAAAATATCCTTTATTCGGTTTCTTAATATCAAATCCACTTCGTTTTTCATTTTGTCTACCTCTTAACAAGTTATCGGCATTATACAACAAAAAATAACGGAAGTACTAAAAAATAATATTAAAAACAGAAAAATAAATATTGACAGTACTAAACTTTAGGACTACTATTGCCATAGGTACTAAAATTTAATACTTACTCATACCTTTCAAGTACTAAAAATTAGTACCAATACAACGAAAGGAGATAGAAAATGGTTGGAAAGAGAATTAAAGACTACCTCGAAAGCAACGGCATCAAGCAGAGCTTCGTGGCTGAAAAGGTAGGAATCCCTGCATCTCAGTTGTCGGAGATTTGCAACAAGGGAAGGATCATTGATTGCACGATTTATTACAAAATCTGCAAGGTTCTCAACGTTCCTTTTGAGACATTTCTGGAAGAAGGTGAAGAATGATAATTCACATTCTTAAGTCAGGCGAGACAGTCGAGGATATCGCCGGACACGAAGTCACAGAAAAAGACGTTCCAATGTTCTACGAGCTATTAAATCGGTTGAGTGAGGGTACACCAAATGAGGATTCTTAAGTATTTGACTCTATGTCTATTCGTTTCTTTTTGGGCATTCGCCATATCTGGCACCATCCAAGCCCACACATCAAGAACTATCCCTGTTGAACATCATCCTATTATCGAACAGCCAATTGAAATCCAAACGCCTGCTGCAAGGGTCGCAGATGTTCCTGAGGTCCATTACGTCAGCTTCACGGATGAATTTGCGGTTGATCCTATCATCAAGAATCTGACGGAAGAGGAAAAAAGGGAACTCCGCCTAATAGCAGAAGCTGAGGATCTGATTGACGGATCCGAAGGAATGCTCTGGGTGATGCTCACCGTCATTAACCGCATCCGAGCAAACGGCGGCACTGTTCATTCAATAATCTATGCTCCGAACCAGTATTACACCGCAGGAATGGCATCTAATCCCGGTGAATTAAGCCAAGAATCACTGAATATGCTTATGTGCGGAGTAGATCCCAGCGATGGAGCAAAGTATTTCAGAACAGAAACCTATCACAGTTTCGGAACTCCAGTAGCTCATGTAGGACATCATTACTATTCAAAATAAAGGAGGAAACATGGCGGAAGAACTGAAAATGAAATATCCGTATCTGCACTTGGTTGGTTCCGATGAGGACCCAATCTATTACAGGGCTTACCGTGACAAGCCTGATCACTACGAGCCATTAACCCATGAAATCTATCTCAACAACCAATATGTGTTCAGGATTGATGATTTTGACGGATTAAAGCACATCCACATGGCAAATGGTGAGTTCTATCGGGTGAAATCATACACCGTAAAATATATGTGAGGTGTCTATGCCAACATTAGAAGATTTGAAGTATGAAAGGGAATACTACTACGGAATGCAGCGTTCACTCCGTAAGCAGAAATCCGAGATTGAAGAGCGAATCCGTGATTACGGAAAGTTAATTGACTTCGTAGAGAAGCAAATTAGGAAAAGGGAAGGTGAGGAAGATGGCGACACTGTTTGAAATCACGAGCGAGTTTGAGAGGTTGTATCAGCTCGCTACGGATGAAGAGATTGATGAAGAGACGTTTCAGGGAACCTTGGAAATGCTCAATGCGGATCTCGAGCTGAAGGCGGAAGGGTATTCCAACGTAATCCAGCAGCTTGAAATGGAAGCGACCAAGGCCGAAGAGCTCGAAAAGGAGTTCAAGCGGAAGAAGGAAATCCGTCAGCGACACATCAAGGCCATGAAGGATGCAATCCGTGATGCGATGCTCCTGGCAAACGTCAAGGAACTCGATGCCGGAAAGTTCACCATCAAGCTGAAGAAGAACGGCGGACTTGAACCTCTTGTTATCGACAGGCCTGAGGATGTCCCCGACAACATGAAGGTTATCAAGGTTGAGAACGATACAAAACTGATTCGGGATCACCTGAAGGACCATCAGGAGCCGTGGGCTCACCTTGAAGAGAGGGGAAGTCACATAGAAATCAAATAATCAAAAGGGAAAGGAAGGAACGATATGGCAAAGGTTATTGGAGTTATGGGAGAGAGCGGAGCAGGTAAGACCACTGCAATGCGTAATCTTCCGCCAAAGGAAACATTCTATTTTGACTGCGACTGCAAGGGCATGAACTGGAAGGGATGGAAGGAACAGTATTCTCAGGAGAAGAAGAACTACTGGAAGTCCGATTCATTCAGCATCGTATCACAGATTTTGGACAAGATTGATAAGGAAGAACAGTGCAAACACATCAAGTACGTGGTTATCGACACTATTAACGGAATGATGGTTGCTGAGGAAATGAGAATCCTTGCAATGACTTCCGGCGATAAACGTTCGGCATGGTCTGACCTCGCACAGAACGGATGGTCAATTATCAACAAGTGCTTGGCTATGAGGGATGACCTGACAATCATCATCCTCTGCCATTCCGAAACCATTAGCGATGATAACGGAATCATCCGCACCAGGATCAAGACTAACGGACGTAAGCTGGAGAAACTTGTCCTTGAATCTAAGATGACCACAGTTATTTGGGCAGTCAGGCAGGACGGAAAGTACAAATTTGTTCTGTCAGCAGATGGTTCAACCTGCAAGGTTCCACTTGGTGCATTTGAGCAGGATGAATGTGACAACGACATTATGTTGGTTATCAATGCGCTGAAGGATTTCTAATTTGTACCCTTAAGTACCTGTTTTTAAAACTATTAATGAATTAAAGGAGATTAACTATGAAAAGTTTCAATGGATTCGACAACGCAAAGAAGGCAGCAGCGAGCATGGGTGGAGAGAAACTCCCTGCCGGAGCTTATGTTTGCCAGGTTAAGAACGTGAGGTATGTCGCAGGAGAGAACGGCAATTCCGACATGATTGAGATTCTGTTCGACATCACCGAGGGTGAGCAGAAGGATTTCTTCAAGAAGCAGTACGACAGCAACACTTCCGAGGACAAGAAGTTCAAGGGCCGCAAGAGCATCTATGTTCCGAAGGATGACGGATCCGAGCGTGATGAGTGGACCAAGAACAGCTTTGCTAAGTGGGTCAACGCTTTTGAGGACTCAAACGAGGGTTATAAATGGGACTGGAACGAGAACAAGTGGAAGGGCCTTTCCGTTGGTATTGTGTTCGGAGAGACAGGCACCGTTATCGAAGGCCGT